TTAAATTTTTAGAGAATATAATATTAAAATCTTGTTCAGACATTTGCTTCACCTTCTTTATATGATATGAGCATATTATAAAATAAAAGTTTATTATTTGCAATACAAAAAGTAAAAAAATATAACTTTAAGTATTGACATCAACTTAAAGTTGATATATACTGTAAGAGTAGCAAGGGAACAGCAGGAAAGGAGTTCAATATGGAGGATAACATGACAAAAGCGGATTTGATCGCTATGCTAGTTTCGATTCGAGAAGTTGCAAGAAATAACGGAGAATCAAAGACTGTAGAACATATTGATAAGATCTTAACAGAAGTTAGAAAGTAACACGAATTAAGCAACCCACGAGGGGCAGATACCTAAATATCCTGCTAACTGCCCCAAGTGTTACTTAGAATATAGCAGTAATAAATAAAAAAGTCAACGAAAGGAGTGGAAGTGATTGAAAAAGCTACAGATTAGTCTTGCGGCGGCTAGAGTAAATGCAGGACTAACGCAGATGGATGTTGCAAAAGAGATGCATATATCTAAACAAACAGTCGTTAATTGGGAAAACGGAAAGGTGATTCCGAAACCGGCACAATTAGAAATGATGTGTCGACTATACGATTTCCCAATTGATAATATTTTTTTGCCTTATAAGTAAACTTAAAGTTGATATTTTGGCAAGTAAATGTAGAAAGGAGAGCAGAAACGTGAGAATAGTCTTACTGATTGCAGTATTGATGTTGCTATTATCATTGATTAAACAATTTACCTATTACTGTAGTATGAGAGGATTGCTTTACTATCTGGGAACAAAATATAGCGATATGCCAAATGAAGAAAAGATGAAAGAATTAACTCTTATGGCATCAGATAGAGTCATAAAAGAATTCTTTCATCCAAGTATTAAGGGAAGATAGGACTTCCAAGGTATTGTTTGACGAACTCTGATAAAACATTTGCGGCAATCTTTGAAATGAGGTCAAGGGAATATGAACCGATTTTCCCGGCAACTGTCAAAGTTTTATTCCACACAGTGTCAGAGCGAACATTAGCAAGAAATTCGTGACCTTTAGGTGTTAAGTCAACATTATATGAATGAGGTCTAACGGTATTTTTGTGATTGTCATGAAGATATAAGTAATTAGACATTAAACAGATTTGCACATGATAAAGCACAGTATCTGGATCATATTTATTTAATTTGGAATATCTATTTTGATTAGATGGAGTGATGTAACAGCCATTATCGATCGTTGATACTTCTTCGACAACTAATAGGATGTCACGAATACATTCTGGAATCATTTGCATACTGAAAGCTCCTTTCATAATTACTCGGCATGGCAGTGCCTGTAATTGAATTATATAGGAGATATGCAACTAAGACAATAGGAGAATAATGATGACAGTAGAAAAAAGGGTAACAATACAGTGGTTGTATCTGCAATTGCTGTACACAATGATTAAATTAAATGCTCAACAGTACCAGGAAGTAGTTGAGATAGTGGAAAGTTCAAATCTTCCACGAGACTTTGTTTCAAGGTTGTTGAAAGTTAGCGAAGACATTAGAGGAACACCGAACAAGTCAACTGAATATCATACTATAACGGGAAATGAGGTGGTTTAAATGGCTATTATTAAGGAACAATATATTGGAAATGCAAGGGTATTAACAGATGATGATTGTTATGCGCATTTGACACCGGAACAGTTGGAGCAGAGGAAGAAAGCCGTAGCTGAGAGCGTGGTCAAGATCTGTACAGAAGCTATGGCAAGGAAGTCAAGAAAGGATGGACATGAAAGTGCATAGTTCACGCAAGGAAGAAGGGTTGATTGCACTGCAGAATGTAGGAGCGGCGATATTTTCCGGTGGAGTGATATTAGCGTGCAGTGCAGGAAACCCATTAACACTTATGATTTGTTTTGGAGCAATGGTGGCAGGATCCGTAGATATATTTGTATGTGGCATTTTGTTGGACAGGCTGCCAGAAGACAAAAAAAGAAAGACCTCTAATTACTTTAGCGAGTAAGGTCTTTCATTCAGCAAATGCATAACGCATTTTCTGTATTTTAGCATGAACGGAGGATATTGGCAATGGCTTATTTTAATACATGCCAGTGGTGCGGAAGTAATCTGGATCCGGGAGAAAGATGCGATTGCCAACGTATCAAAGTAAGAGAACGAGAAGAAAGAGAAAAGGAGATTGAGTTAAGAGATGGAGGGCAATATTGTTTTAAATTCATTGAGAGAGCAGGGTAAGAAGCGGACACCGGTAGACATTATGCATGAGATCAATATCTTGCTTGCTATGATGCCAAGTAACACTAAGGTAAGGGATAAGAATGATCCGGAATGGTATCTGGACCATTTGGAATATGATTCTGAAGAAGATGATATTTATTTTGTATGTAAATAGGAGGTAGTGATGAAAGAGGTAGTAGAAGTAAAGGTAAACAAGAGTTTAGGGACGATTGAGAGTAACTTAGATGCAGTTAAGGCATCTATTGAATCATATATTAAGGATTATGAGAATTATGCAGTATCAGAAGATACCATTAAGGATAGTAAGCAGTTGGTGTCAGACTTAAGAAAACAGCAGAAAGCATTAGATGCTGAACGCATGCATATCAAGAAAGATTGGAGCGCACCATTTACAGAATGGGAGAAGAAAGCAAAAGATGTGATCGCATTGTATGACAAGCCGATTCTCTTAATCAATGATCAGTTACTTAAGTTTGAGGAAGATCGCAAGTCTAAGAAGAGAGCAGATATTCGTGTAGCATATGTGGAAGTAGTGGCTGCCATTGATATGAATAATGAGTTGGAAGATTACTGTCCGATTGAGAAGATATACGATTCGAAGTGGGAGAATGCATCTGTATCTATGAAATCCATTAAAGAGGAGATTCAGCAGAAGTTGGAAGCTGTAGGAATGCAGATAGACACGATCCGTTCTATGGAATCAGAGTTTGAGGATAAAGGACTGGAAGAGTTCAAGAAGACTCTGAATCTTCAATCAGCAGTTCAGCTGATGAATCAGTATAAGAAGCAGAAAGAAGAGATCCTTGCAAGACAGGAAGCAGAGAGAAAAGTAAAAGAGGAACGTGAGCGGTTAGAAGCCGAACAAGCAGAGAAAGAGCGTATTGCAGCAGAACAGAGAGCCGCAGAAGAGAAAGCTGAAGCGGAGAGACATGCTGCAGATGTGAAAGAAGAACCGTTCCCTGATCTTCCGGAGATGGACGAGGATCCGTTCATTGAGCCGGAAGCACAAGAAGAGATTCCGTTTGGAGTGGAAGATGATTCTCCTTTTACACCGGAAGAGATGCCGTTTGTTACAAAAGATAGCAATATTCATATTATTGTACCGGCTGATAAGTTAGAGTGCGTAAAGGCATTCTTAGAATCAAATCAGATTGAGTGGAGGTACATGTAATGGCAGAAACAGAACAGGTGAATGTATTGCGTGCGTTACAAGAGATTCGTGTGGCACTAATAGAAGCGGACATTAAGAAGAGTGGACATAATGATTATAGCAACTACGATTATTTTGAATTAAGTGATTTTCTCCCTGTAATTCAGAAGTTGGCATTAGAGCATGGAGTCATATGTATCTATCGTCTGGAACAGGATCAGGCAACTCTTGAAGTTTGTGATATGGAAAACAAAGAACATAATATTTGTTTTTCTATCCCGATTGCGGAACTTAATATGAAAGGGTCGAATGCAATTCAGAATGTAGGTGCATTGACTACATATACAAGAAGATATTTGTATATGATTGCGTTTGAAATTGCAGAAAATGATGGATTTGATCCTATTCAGAATGATCAACCGACTCAGAAAGAACAGGAGCAGAATGTCATCAATATAAATCAAAAGTTGATAACAAAAAAAGACGTTAATGTATTAGATGCTATGGTTAAGAAAAAAGGTATAGATCCGGCACTCATATTAGGTAGATACCATGTAAATACCTATGAAGAGATGGTATTTGAACAGTTTGATGCAGCCATGAAGATTTTAGGAAAGATGGATGATAAAGAATGAAATGCACAGGAAGATGTGTAGGTATATCAAAGGATTTTCTTTCCGGTAAGTTTCAGATTGTCTTATCGGTCAATGAGCAAGAAGTGGTTACAAGCCAATATGACAAGATCAAAGATGTTGATGTGGATATAGAGGTTAAGAGACACCGAAATAGGCGAAGTTTAGATGCTAATGCGTATTCCTGGGTGCTTCTGGATAAGATGGCAAAGGAGCTTAGAACCACAAGTGAGGAACTGTATGAACAAATGTTGTGTAGATATGGATATCCGTTGTATGACGATGGTGGAAAACCGGTAATGGTTTCATTGGTATCCACTATTAGTACCAGCCAATTAGGAATACATCTAAAACCAATCGGTCAAGGTCATGTTGGAGATAAGTTATTTAATCATTACAAGGTCATTCGCGGTCAATCTGATTATAACACTATGGAAATGAGTACATTTATTGATGGATTAGTAGATGAAGCTAAGATGTTGGGAATCGAGACCTTAACTTATGATGAACTTGAAAGGATGAAAGCAGCATGGAAAGCATAATACAGAAAGAGAAAAAATGCTTTTTCTGTGACAGTGTATCCGGTGGAATATGTGGGTTGGAATCGCATCATATATTCCCAGGATCTAATCGGAAATGGTCAGAGAAATACGGCTTGAAGGTATGGCTTTGTGGTGACGAACACCACCGGAACGGTCCGTTATCCGTTCACCAGAACAGAGAGGTAGCAAACCGATTAAAAGCAATCGGACAAGCCAAGTTTGAAGAGACCTATGGAACAAGAGAGGATTTCGTTCGGATATTCGGACGGAATTACATATAAGTAACTTATTAACGTATCTGAAATGCATGTGTTATACACCACAGAAAATACATGCACCTGCCGCCGGTGGTCGGCGGTGGGAGAAAGGAGATATATGGCAAAGAGATATAACAAATATGGAGCACATAAAACAACGATAGATGGTCATACATTTGATAGCGCAAGAGAAGCAGAGAGATATTGTGAACTTAAGGTAATGGCAAAGGCTGGGGTGATTAAGCATTTGGAGTTACAGCCTAGTTTCCCTTTACAGGATGGTTTTGAATGCAAAGGCAAGAAGTATCGACCGATTATCTATAAAGCTGATTTTGCGTACAACGAGCATGGAGAGTATGTTGTGGAAGATGTCAAGGGCATGGAAACGGATGTATTCAAGTTGAAACGCAAGATGTTTATTAAGAAGTATGGTGATCGATGTGATTTCCGGATCATCAAGTAGGGGGTGTAGGTAATGGTTGAAGTAATAGTAACAGATTGTGAAAGCAACAGCATAAATGATTATACGAATAAGGCAATGTTCAATACCCTGTCTGATGCTGTTGATTTTATGAGGGAGACAATAGAGTCTGGAAAGGTTATATATCTTCGATATGTAGGGTGATTAAATGGAAGGTTATATAAAGATATTCAGGAACATATTAGATTGGGAATGGTGGTCTGATATCAATACATATAGAGTATTTACCTACATGCTATTTAAAGCTAATTGGAAGGATGGAAAGTTTAAGGGAATTGATATTCCAAAAGGTTCATTTGCATCGTCAATTAGTAAGATTTCTGTAGAAACATGTCTTTCTGCGATGGAAGTTCGTACAGCAATCAAACACCTTGTTAGTACCAACGAGATAACAAGCAAGTCATATGGAAAATTTACCGTATTTACTATACTTAACTATTGTTTATATCAAGACATTAACAATGAGATAACGAGCAAAGAACAAACAAATAACAAAGAGGTAACAAGCAAACAACAAACTGTTAACAACCTATTAACAACAATAGAAGAAAGAAATAAAGAAAGAAAGGAAGAAGATATAAGAGTATCTAAAGATACTCTTTGTCAGACAGATGTCCGACGAGCCGTGGAAAAGTGGAATGAATTATCCGCTTGCGGAATCAAACCGGTAACAAAGGTGAACAGTGGTTCCAAGAGATATGATTCCTTGTGTGCAAGGATTCGTGAATATGGGATTGATACTGTGATAGCTGCAATCGAGCGGATTAAGGACAGTGACTTCTTGCAAGGGAAGAATAACCGTAATTGGATAATCACATTTGATTGGCTGGTAAAACCGAGCAACTTCCCGAAAGTTTTGGAAGGTAATTATGACAATAGTGGAGGTGAGAACAATTCAAGACCAAGATATTCAGCAGATAACAACGGATCAGATCAAACGGATTCAGAAAAATGTAGGGAATTCTGGGATAACCTATAAATGCCCAAGATGTAAAGATCAAGGATGGGTAGGGTATAGAGGAGAGGATGGTTATTTTTATGCTAGAGAATGTGAATGTGGGATAGTTTCCAAGAAAAAAATGGCGGGAATGCTTGCATTTGCATCTATTCCGGATAGGTACAGAACACTTGTGATGGCTGACTTTGATACGAAATGGTATGGAAATGATCAAAAATTTGCAGAGAACATTAAAGCGGCAGCAAGAGGATATTTGGGTAATTACTACATGTTAGAGGGCAGAGGATTATACATATACTCGAATACAAAGGGAAATGGCAAGACTAGGCTCGCGTGCATTATAGCGAATGAATTGGTCAAAATGGGTATTATTGTTAAATTTGCCACTGCAGGGGATATCCTGGAAGAGATCAAGAAATCATGGGATTCAAATACAGAGTATGGTCTCATGAGCGACTTGAAGACTGCGGAAGTGCTTGTGATTGATGATTTTGGGACTACTTCAGCAAAGGCATGGATCAACGAGAAATTCTACCAGATTATCAATGCAAGATATGTCAGCAAGAGACCTACGATATTCACTAGCAACTGCGATCTTGAAACATTAGAGCGGATGCAGTATGACCAACGGATTACAAGTCGAATTAAAGAGTCATGTTACATGATCATGTTTCCCGGATGTTCTGTGAGAGACAAGAAGAATGCAGAGAATCAGATGGAAATGAAAGGATGGTTAGGAGTTGGCAAGTAAGATTGATCAAATGCTATATAAGAAATTCCGAGGTGACAATCTCCGGTACCAGAGTTTTATCAATGGATGGAATGAGATGGTCATATCCGTTAAGAAAGGTGCTGCAAAGCGTGGCATTGATCTGAAAGATATACCGATTGTCGGGAAGGATGAGAAGAACGATGACAAGGTATGAAGAAGATAAGAGGTTTAATCAGCAAACCGGTTTGTGCATTACATGCGGACATCAGATGGCGGAACCCGGAAAGCTAAAATGCTTTGACTGTGCAGAAAAGGACAGATTGCGGATAGCAAAGAATCGCAATCGGCAGCGAGAAAGCGAGACATCTAAGGCACGTTATGAAAGTCGAAAAGCAGCCGGATTGTGTGTTTATTGTGGGAATAGAAAACAGGAGCATGGACTACGGTGTAATCAATGCTACATAAAGAGCAGAAAATACAAGCAACCGAAAGATATAAGACGATCAGAGCGTGTAGCATACGGATTATGTTACATATGTGGCAGACCTAAGATGGAAGATAAGAAAGTCTGTGAGATATGTTACAAGAAGAGATTGAGCAGTATACGAAAGATCTGCTACATGCCGGTATCAGATTATTGGAAAGGTGAGAATGATCTGTTGTTTGCAAAGAAAGGATAGTCAATGAATTATTTGGAGTTTTTGAAAACCAAGATAGAACTTGCACCGAGCAGTGGCTTTGAGGTTGAACGGTCAGAAGTGAATACAGCATTAAAACCACACCAAGTAGATGCCGTGTTATGGGCGATCAGAGGTGGTCGCAGAGCATTGTTTGAAGCATTTGGACTTGGTAAGACGGTGCAAGAGATTGAGTTTTGCCATTTGGTGGCAAAGCATAAAGGTGGACAGGCTTTGATTGTGCTACCGCTTGGAGTGCGACAGGAGTTCACCAGAGATGCGGTTGAGGTTCTTGGATATGAGAAACCGGAATACTGCAGAACAATGGAAGAGGTTAAGCAGTCAAAGGCGGAGATCATCTTAACCAATTACGAGAGAGTCCGAGATGGAGACATCCGGCCAGACTATTTTGTGGCAACGTCACTTGACGAAGCCAGTGTTTTAAGGAGTTTCGGAAGTAAGACGTATCAGACATTTTTAGATAAATTCAAAGGAGTACCGTATAAGCTGGTGGCTACAGCTACTCCATCACCCAACAAATACAAAGAGTTGATTCATTATGCGGGATATCTGGAGGTTATGGATACCGGACAGGCATTGACACGGTTCTTTCAAAGAGATTCTACGAAAGCGAATAATTTGACCTTATATCCGAACCAAGAAGATGAGTTCTGGATGTGGATATCATCATGGGCTTTGTTTGTTACAAAACCGTCAGATCTCAATCCGGATTATTCGGATGAGGGGTATGATCTTCCGCCATTAGATGTCAGATGGCATGAGTTGCCTATCCACTATGGAGATGCGGTTGATAAAGACGGGCAGATGGAATTATTTGCACAGGCTTCCGTAGGATTGAAAGAAGCAGCCAAGATCAAGCGTGAGAGTATTGATCAGAGAGTGGCTAAGATGAGCGAGATTATCGCAGAGAATCCGGATGAGCATTTTCTCTTATGGCATGATCAGGAAGCAGAGAGAAAAGCAATTCTTAAGGCAGAACCGGAATGTGTAGATATACATGGATCTATGGACTATGACCTGCGAGAAAAGAGGGTGCTTGATTTCTCCAATGGCAAGACAAGATTGTTTGCAACCAAGAAATCAATATCCGGTTCCGGTTGTAACTTCCAGAGATTCTGCCACCGTGAGATATTTGTCGGCATTGATTATGAATTTAATGATTTTATTCAAGCAATTCACCGGTGCTACCGGTTTTTACAAAAGGAAACAGTGATCATTGACATCATTTACATGGAGAATGAAAGGGATATCAAAGATGCGCTGATTGAGAAATGGAAGAATCATAATCACATGGTTGAGAAGATGATTGATATTGTGAAGAAATATGGATTGAATAATGCAGGCCGTGAGCTTGGATTAGAACGGAAGATGGGAGTTGAGAGAGTGGTAGTAAAAGGAGAGAAGTATACAGCAATCAATGATGATTGTGTGGAATGGACGAAGCAGATGGAAGATAACACGGTCGGGTTGATTCATACATCCATTCCATTCGGTAATCACTATGAGTACAGTGCCAATTACAATGATTTCGGACATAACCAAAATACAAAACGGTTCTTTGAGCAGATGGACTTTCTTACACCGGAACTGCTTAGAGTTTTAAGACCGGGAAGAGTGGCAGCTATTCATGTGAAAGACAGAGTGCTTTTTGGCAATGCAACCGGTACTGGAATGCCGACAATCGAGCCATTTCATGCAGATTGTATTGAACATTATATGAAACATGGATTTCAGTATTTTGGAATGATCACAGTTGTTACAGATGTGGTTAGAGAGAATAATCAGACCTATCGGTTAGGATGGACAGAGCAGTGTAAAGATGGTTCTAAGATGGGAGTAGGTTGCCCGGAGTACATTTTGTTATTCCGTAAGCTGCCAACTGATCGGAGTATAGCATATGCGGATGAACCAGTATCGAAGTCTAAGGAAGAATATAGCAGAGGTCAGTGGCAGTTAGACGCACATGGTTATTGGAGATCATCTGGTGACCGGCTGATTGGAAAGGAAGAATTGCAGCACTGTGATACAAGCAATTTGCAGAAGGTGTACCGGGAATATTCCAGAACGCATACATATGACTACGAGGAGCATGTCCGGCTTGCGAATGAGTTAGATAAAGATGGCAGACTGCCGGCTACATTTATGGTGATTGCCCCTGGTTCATGGAATGACTTGGAGGTGTGGGATGATATTAACCGTATGAAGACATTGAACACAGAGCAGAGCAAGAGAAGAAAGCAGATGCACGTTTGCCCGTTGCAGATTGATATTGTGGAGCGTATTATCAACCGATATTCCAACGCAGGAGATCTTGTATATGATCCGTTTGGTGGGCTGATGACAGTACCAAGACAGGCGGTATTGATGCATAGAAAGGGTATGGGATGTGAGTTGAATCCGGATTACTTCCGTGATGGTGTGGGATATCTGCAAGCGGCAGAGCGAGAAATCTCTACACCGACTTTATTTGATTTCTTTGGAGGTAGAGTGAATTGACACAAAATGAGTTGGAATTTGAACAGTATAGGGAGAAGAAACAACGGCAGAGATTGGAGTTCTATGCCAAGCAGAATCTTCCTTATGAGGTCAAGGTAAGACGTGCGGCTCAGAGGGTGCATGAGTTTGTCAGAGAGATGGATAAGCGGGGATGTAACTGTCATGTATCGGTTGGTGGTTTGGATAGTATCACATTGCTAATGTTTATCCGAAGTCTCGGTTATAAGGATATACCGGCAATAAGTGTCAGTAATGTGGAAGATAAGAGTATCCAGATCATTCACAAGCAGTTAGGTGTTGAGGTTGTGAAATCTTACAAGACCAAGGTACAAGTGCTGAACGAAGTAGGCTTCCCGGTCATATCCAAACGGATAGCCGGGAAGATAGATACCTTGCAGCATCCAACAGAGAAGAACAAGACTGTACGACATGCCATTATCACAGGAGAATGCGGCGCACAGGGGCATTATGCTACAAATAGCAAGATGAAATTACCTAAGAAATGGTTGGAATTGTTTGGCGGGTATGAGAATGAAAATGAGGGTATGCATTATCAAATGCCTGATTTCATGGTATCAGACAGATGCTGCTATTACATCAAAGAAAAGCCGTGTGATGATTGGGCGAAAGAGCATAATAGCCATGCGTTCCTTGGAATGATGGCAAGCGAGGGCGGTCAGCGTGAGGATGCAATCATAGAGCATGGATGCAACTATTATGGAAAGGGTGTGATGCGGTCTGCACCATTTGGACCGTTCTACAGACAGGATCTGTTGCAGTTGGCATTAGATCTGAATGTACCGGTGCCGGAGATATATGGAGAGATAGCAAGAAAACCGGATGGCACATTATACACCACCAAGGCACAAAGAACCGGATGCGGTATGTGTGGATTTGGAATTCATATGGAGAAACGACCACACCGATTCGATCTGCTTCGTGAACGCAATGAGAAAGAATGGCACTTCTGGATGTATGAATGTTGTACAGATCCAAAGACTGGAGAGAAGTTCGGTTGGGGCAGAGTGCTTGATTACATCGGAGTGGAATGGGAAGACCGGTATATAGACTGGGGCGCTAGGCAGATGAATATATTTGAGATGTTAGGAGAGTGATAAATGTGGAAGACATAAAAGATTGTGAGAGAAAAGTGCATCATCCCAAACCACCAACGCTTGAACAAGTGATATATGATGAAGAATCAAACGCACACAGAGGACATTTGTTGTTCCCTGATCAGCCGGAACTTGCAGAGTTACATGATGCCACTCATTATCAAATGGCACAGTGGTTGAAAGAATTAAAAGAGTACAGGGAACAGGCGGTTAGGAGGAAAGTATGATAGATGGTGAACTGATAGTGGACAACTTCGCCGGTGGTGGTGGAGCTTCCACCGGTATAGAAATGGCTACTGGAATGAGCGTTGATATTGCTATCAAAACTAAAAAGAATAACCTAATACTTGATTACTTGAATTAGGCTATTCTAAAAATATGGATTGTTATGAATTTTTACCATTAATGCGATTAAGCATTTCCTTGGCGAGAGGAACATCTTGTGGTTTTACATCCATTGAGCAGTCAAATAGTTGTTTATGTTCTGGATTGTAATATAAAAATTCGCCAAGCTCTTGAAGATAATCATCAATATCATCTTGAAATGTATGCATTTCACACATGCCGGATTCGTCCCAACCTAATATTGAAGAACACGATACATTAAAATAATCAGCTATTTTCTGTATAATTTCAAGACTTGGCTCTCTTTTGCCGTTTTCCCAATTAAAAATAGCATTTTGTGATACATGTAAATAATCTGCAAGTTCCATTTGCGTTATCTTTTTGTCAGTTCGTAGTTGTTTTAAATTTTTTGAAAATTCAGTCATGACAATCACGCTCCTTTTACTAATAATAGCAAAATGGTGTTATAGTTTCAATATGGTATTGACATTATAGCATAATGGTGTTACTATAACAATACACAAACACCAAAATGGTGTAAAAGGAGGTGAATAGAAATGCGATTAAGTAGAAGAAAGATTGATATTGCAATGGCTAGAAAGCAAATGACAGTAACACAGTTAGCTAAAGCATATGGTGTTAGTCGTGCAAGAATCAACGTTGTACTTAACCAGAGAGAGGTTTCAACGGTAAGTGCAGGCAGAATGGCTGAAGCATTAGGTGTTGATGTGACTGAAATTCTGGAAGAGGAATAGGGAGAATTTGAATGACAAGGGATAGTCGGCTAAAAACAAAATAGAAGTTGCTACCGGCTAAAGTAATTGCAACTTCTATCAAAAAGAAACCAGTTAATGGAATCCTTATTTTCATAATATAGGATTTTTGCAGAAAAAACAAGGAGAAAATGCAATGAATAATATTACGAAGATAGCAGAAGACTTAGAGAAGCGTCCGGAATTAAAAGAATTTATGGAAGATGTTATAAAAAATGGTATTGAGGTTAGAGAAGCTATTGACTTATTAAATCTTCAGAAAGCTATAGCATAAGTATAATAGAGGTTTTGGAGACCTTTGGTAGATCATAAGACTAGAAGTAAGAAAAGGAGATATAAAATGAATGAATTACAGATTTTTGAAAATAGTGAGTTTGGAGAAATTAGAACAGTAGAAATCAACGGTGAACCTTGGTTTGTTGGCAAAGATGTAGCTGACATTCTTGGATATACAAATCCAAGTAAGGCATTAGCTGACCATGTTGATGAGGAGGATAAACTCAATAACGATTCGTTATCGAGTTTAGGTCAGCGTGGAGGTTGGCTTATTAATGAGTCTGGTCTTTACAGTCTTATCCTTTCCAGCAAAATGCCTAATACGAAGAAGTTCAAGCATTGGGTGACATCTGAGGTACTTCCATCAATTAGAAAGCATGGTGCATATGCGGTAGATGATTTAATTAATAATCCAGAACTTGCAATCAAGGCATTTACAGCACTCAAAGAAGAGCGAGAGAAAACAAGAACATTACAGGAAACCATTAAAGAGAGTAATCAGAAAATTAATGAACTGGAAGATACTGTGCAGGAACTTGATCAGACAATTGGCGAATTAACACCAAAAGCAAATTATGTAGATATTATTTTACAGAGTCAATCCACTGTTTGTACTACGCAGATTGCACAGGATTATGGAGAGTCTGCAACATCTTTCAATAAGCGATTGAGCAAGATGGGTATTCAGCGGAAAGTTGGAGGTCAATGGATATTGTATGGAAAGTATCAGGGACAGGGTTATGTACATAGTGAGACTATTAACATTACGAGAAGTGATGGTAACCCTGATGTGGTGATGAATACGAAGTGGACACAAAAAGGACGTTTATTCTTATATGAAGAATTAAAAAAGAATGGTATTCATCCGATGATTGAGCGGTGTAGATAATAATAGCAGTAGAAAAGAATGGATAGTTTAAATTTGCATAATGTCGAATTGTGTCGAATTATGTTGAATAATGCGAACTTTGATAATTGAATATAGACGGTTGGAGTTATACAATTTCTTTATCAGATACGAGAGGAGAAGATGTATGGCAAATGTAGAGAAACTTTTCAAGGAATATAACATTACAAAGAGTGAACAGAAAAAGATCATGGATATCATGGATAAATATAGGGAGCTCATTGCTAATGGGAATTCAGTGTCAAATGTAGAATTTGAAGCAGATATTATATCTGTTTTTGGAGGTGATATGCAGGCATTTAGACATACCCCACCTATTGAATATCATTTTTGCGAATTCGTTGCAAAAGACTTTATGGAGGATAGACGATGGGATGAAGTATTTCCTGCATTATATGGTCATTTACCTAAATATGGTGGCAAGATAGATAAATAAGAAAGCTAAAATTATAAACACATTTAAGAAGTAATACCAACTGTCAATATTCGATGGTTGGTATTTTTTTATGCAAAAAAATGGAAGAGAGGATGTACAAATGGCAAAGGTAGATAGAAAGTTACATGATGCAAGAATAAGCGGCGCGGCATGGATTCTGGATGTAGTGAAGAATCAGGGAATGGATGCGGCAGAACAGGAGATCAAGAGAAGAGGTGGTGCGTTTGTACCAATGGAGATCAATAGGGACGCACTAATTGATTTTGAGAACAGAGTAAAGGCACAGACAATTGATACCATATGCCTACTGTCTGCGGTAACGCTCCGGGATGAGTTTGGATTTGGTAAGGAACGTTTGAAGCGATTTGTCGAACGGTTCAATGAGAAAGCGGATTGTATTGGATCTGATTATGTGAACTGGTCGGATATGATCGAGCAGATGAAAGAAGAGTGCGGGATTGACTTCACCATACGCACAAACGAGTAATAGACAGAACTGTCGTAAAATGCTATAATACAAACAAGAGAGCCTAGAGCCATATAGTGAATTAGAACATCGAGAGATGTCTGGTTTGCTATGTGGCTCTTTTTGTTTTTATTAAGAATTGCAATGTAGCGTGTAACTTCGACTGTTCAAAATTTAGGAGTCGGATTATCTAATCATAAGATTGAGGGAAAGATATGTATAAAACAAAGCGTAACTATGAAAATATACAGCGAATGAGGTTTGATGGTGTAGGAAGGTTCGATATTCCACAAATTCAATCTACAGTGTTTGAACAGGCAGAATTCGTTGGATTTAATTATGCAAGAAGTATCAAGAATATAGATGACAAAGCATTGCATTTCTTTATAGATGATTATCAGTTTAACAGAGTATGGACGTTACCTGATCGCTACATTGAGATGTTTAAGAAATTCAAGTATGTTTTGTCGCCGGATTTCAGTTTATATGTAGATTTTCCAATGGTGTTACAGATATACAATCATTATCGGAAACATTGGCTGGGAGCATATTGGCAAATGCATGGTATTGATGTGATTCCTACAATTGGATGGAGCGATGAAAACTCATTTGAATGGTGTTTTGATGGTGAGCCGGTACACGGTGTTGTCGCAGTGTCATCGGTCGGGACACAGAAAAGCAGAGAAAGCAAGCAGATGTTTCTTGATGGGTATAGAGAAATGGTGAAAAGGTTAGAACCTACACAGATTATATTTTATGGGAATATTCCAAGTGAATGTAAGGGAAACATCGTACATATAACGCAGTTTGCAGAAAAATTCAAAAAAGCGGAGGTAGCACAATGGGAATGAAATGTGAGTTACAGTTATTTGGTGGAAGGGGAGCAAGCTTTATGAATATGCAATCTGCCATAGAGTCATTCAAAAATGCAAATGTAAAAGTATTTAGCCAGGAATTACAGGGAATGAATATGAACCTCGTGGAAAAGACATTGGCGGGAGTAAAAGATGCGTTAAATGAATTTGGATTGCCATTGTCGGTTGTGACAGCTATAGGAGAGGCTATGGATAAAAAAAGTGTGGCAAGCGCAAATGGGCTGGGGCAGTTAGGGTTAGGACAAAAATATAGATCAAAAGAAAATGAATTTGAAAAAAATGAGTATACGGTAGATTACACTGCATATGGAGCTGGAACGCATGAAGCAGGGCACTTGATATCAAATTATTTAATGAGAAAAAATAACAATGGACTTACAGTGTTGCAACAAGCCAAAATGCGACAATCTGGAAAATGGGATAGAGATATTTTAAGGAAAGCAAAAAAACTGAATGGTGGGAGATTGTCAGCTATATCAAAATATGGAAGTAATTTTAATGGTAAAGCGGCTAGTGAAGTAGTTGCAGAAGCAGTATCGGAATATATGAAAAAAGGAAAAGCTGCAAGTGCATCTAGTAAGGCTATTGTGAGAGTTCTTAAGTCGTATTTGTAGAAAGAAATACAAGATTGTAAGGAGTGGAAAAAAGATAGTAAAGAATAGATGGAGATAATACAATATGGGCGGCAGAGGAGCAAGTAGTGGTATTAGTGATAAAGGTAAGATGTACGGTGCAGAGTATGTTACTCTTGCACAGTTCGGTAATGTAAAGGTGGTTAAATCCAACGATGGTAATGCAAAAGCGCCAATGGAAACGATGATACCAGGAAGAGTATATGCTACAGTAGACAGATTTAATGATATAAAATACATTACTTTTCATGATGCTGAAGGGGAAAAAGTAAGGCAAATTGATGTGAAAGGGAGAACACATAATGGTGTGTTGCCGCATACTCATAACGGATATGAACATGATGAAAATGGTACATTTCCGGGGATGTCAGATAAGGACAGAAAGAAAGTTGAAAGGGTATTGAAATCATGGGAAATAAAGCGTAGAAAGTTGAAGTTATAGGGGATTTATGGTATATTTTATTTGCAAGGGCATTAGTTTAAGAAGGAGAACGCTACGGCGGAACGACGTTTCCGAACAACCGTATAAGTCCCAGTGCAACTCTGGGTGACTTGCCATTTAAGGATGTACCATATCGGTATGTCCTTTTTGTTTTGTGAGAAAGAAGGTGATCATTTGGCGGCTAAGAGAAATCCAAAAGCGGATGAAGCGTACAAACTGTATAAAGAAGGTATGAAGTTAGTGGATATAGCCGCTAAGCTGGAAGTACCGGATGGTACAGTGAGAAGATGGAAAAGTACACATGGATGGGATGACGAACGTTCGGCAAAGAGTAAAAATAAGAAAAGCGAACGTTCGGATTCGGTGTCGTGGATAGAGATAGAGCATAAGTATGTAACAGATATTCGAAAAAAACCGTGTACATTAGAAGAATTGGCACAAAGCTATGGGGTGTCAGTCGGTTCTATAGAAAAATACTCTATGGATCATAACTGGAGTGATAAGAGAAGAAAATACAAGGAAAAAATCAAACAAAAAGCATTGGAAAAGTCCGCAGATGCAGATGCAGAGCGTATAGCACGTCTTTTAGCCATTGCCGATAAAGCCGCCGATAAGACCGAACAGGCCATTGAGGAATTAGAACAATATATTGTACGGAATAAGAATAAGGTAAAAAGGGTTAAATATAATGATGAAATTGCCATAGGAAAACCAGATAAGGAAGTAATTGAAGAGACGGAGCATATTAACATAGAAACGGGTCCTGTTGACAGGCTTGGCTTATCACAGGTAACCGGAGCATTGAAGAATCTGAAGGATATATATATGATCCCGAATGCATTGGATATGCAGAAACACAGTCAAGATGTGGATAAGAAGAGATTAGAGTTAGAGTATTTGAAGTTGGATGCACAGATCAAGGCAGATGAGGTGGCAGATGAAGATCCAGAGGACAACTTCCTTGAAGCGCTGAATGCTGCAGCTGCAGAGGTGTGGGGTGATGAAGATGGACTGGAATAGTATCGACTCCATACATAAGCGAATAGTCGAACGTGTGAAGAAATCCGCACAGATGAGACGCGCGAGATTGAAACAGAATGCATTTGAATTCAAGCCGTTTAGCGTCAAGCAGAAAAAGGTGCTGACATGGTGGTGCAAGGATAGTCCGGTTAAGGATAAGGATGGAATCGTGGCAGATGGTGCTATACGATCTGGAAAGACACTGTGCATGTCGTTGTCATTCGTGCTGTGGGCGATGTCAACATTCAATCAGCAGAATCTTGGAATGGCAGGCAAGACAATCGGTTCATTCCGGCGAAATGTGTTGTTCTGGTTGAAACTGATGTTGAAATCACGGAAGTATCACGTTATTGACCATAGAACGGACAATATGATAGAGGTCTCAAAGAATGGGGTAACAAATTACTTCTACATATTCGGCGGCAAGGATGAGCGGTCACAGGACCTTATCCAAGGTATCACGCTTGCGGGCATGTTCTTTGATGAAGTGGCACTTATGCCGGAATCCTTTGTAAACCAGGCAACAGGTCGATGCTCTGTGGATGAATCTAAGTATTGGTTCAATTGCAACCCGGATAATCCGCGGCATTGGTTCAAACTGAATTGGATAGATAAGGCAAAGGAAAAGAATCTGGTTTATCTGCATTTCACAATGGATGATAACCTTTCGCTTAGTCCTAAGATTAAGCAGAGATACTGGAGCATGTACGTTGGGGTGTTCTTCAAGCGTTTTATAGAGGGTATCTGGTGTGTGGCTGATGGATTGGTGTATTCCATGTTTGACGAGGACAAGCATGTGATTCACGGAGAATGCCCGTATTCGCCTATGCACCACGTTAGTATCGATTATGGTACAGTCAATCCATTCTCTGCCGGTATGTGGGGATTTGACGGCAAGAGAGCCATAAGAGAGAGGGAACTTTATTACAACGGACGAGAGAAAGGTGTCCGGCTAGATGATGAAACATATTACCAGAAGTTGAAAGAGCTGATAGGAGATACACCGATAGAGTATATCATCATAGATCCATCGGCTGCATCATTTATTGAGGTAATCAAGAAGCATGGTGAATATATGGTGAAAGGTGCCAAGAATGATGTGTTGGACGGCATTCGAGTGACTACAACGTTTCTGAACACAGGGCGACTATTCGTTCATGAATCATGCACCAACACCATTGAAGAGTTCGGATTGTATTCATGGGATGAAGAAAGCGGAGATGATAAGGTCATTAAGGAAAACGATCATGCAATGGATGATACAAGATATTACTGCAATACGTTCATGCGTAAGTGGTTGAGATGGGAGTGCTGATATGGGATTGATTAGATTAATTAAAGGAGTGATCGGGAAAATGTTCAAAAAAGAAGCTGAAAAGATATTTGATTGCAATATTGTGACATCTGCGTGGATGGATGCAGAGATACGGAGATGGTACCGTGTGGTAGGCGGCAGTCCGGAGTGGAAGTCAAAGGATGATGATGTGAAGTCTATCAACTTCGCTAAGTTCCTCTGCTCGGACACGGCCAAGAAGATATGCCTTGACATTGATATCAATGTGACAGGATCTGCAAGAGCGGATTATCTGCAGGATGTTATGGAAGAGTTGAAGAAGGTACTTCGGGATAAGGTTGAGGATGCCTGTGGTGTCGGTGGAATCATGTTTAAACCAAACGGTTCGAATAATGTGAAGAATTGTATTGATTATGTACAGGCAGATGACTTTATGGTTACGGAGAAGACCACAAACGGAGATATCAGAGGATGCATTTTCATTGATTATGTGCAGGTGGGTGATGATCATTACAAGCGTTTGGAATATCATAGATTCGAGGGCGAACATTATCTGATTACGAACAAGGCTTTCAAGTCAAAGTCACATAATGCATTAGGCCATCCGGTATCACTTGATAAGGTACCGGCATGGGAGAACATGGAAGAGGAGGTATCTATTGACGGCTTAGAGCATCCACTATTTGCCTACTTCAAAATGCCGATGAATAACACCATAGACTATGATAGTCCACTCGGTGTTTCTATCTTCTCCAATGCCATTGAGGAATTGAGAGATCTTGATATTGCGTGGAGCCGCAAGGGTGGCGAGGTTGAGGATAGCAAGCATATGACCTTTGTAGGACCTACGGCGGTGATGTATGCAAATAATAATGATATTAAGTTGCCGCGTTTTCTTAAGCCTGTTGATCTTGGAGATGATGTAACCAAGGATCCTGTGCATGAACATGTGGCTACCTTGCTTACAGATCAGCGTATAGCGGATATCAACAGTGTGCTGTCCATGATTTCAACCAAATGCGGATTCTCACAAGGTCAATTTGTTCTGGATCGTAAGACCGGACAGATCACAGCCACACAGGTAGAGTCCGATGATCATGAGACGATTGAGACAATCAAGGAAATGCGAGATGCACTTCGAGATACTATCGAGCAGTTGATCTATGCACTTGATGCGTATGCGAGCCTGTATGATCTGGCACCGCTTGGAGTATATGAGACATCATACTCATTCGGAGACCTTACATACAACTATGATGAGGACAGAACCAGACATTGGCAGTATGTAATGCAAGGCAAGTTCCCATTATGGAGATATTACGTCAAATTTGAGGGTATGAGTGAGGAAGAAGCGAAAGCGATTGTAGCGGAAGCACAGGGAGAGAATCAACAGGAAGGATTATTTGAGGAGGAGTAATGCTAACACCGGAATACTTATGGTCTGCGGCAGATGTCGTAGTCAATACATATGATGAAATGAATAACTGGGCGATTCGTGACATGGCAGAGCGAATTATGGCAGCAGAGTTGTATGGTGACAAGTTGCCGGGTACTGCCAGATACAGAGCATGGATGTTGAATCAATCCGGTATGCACTATGAGGAGATGTCTAAGAAGCTTGCAGAGATCACAAAGAAAGCAGAGCCGGACATTATGAAGTTATTTATCGAAGCCGGACTAACGTCAATCGCTAACGACTATGCGCCGTTTGGCATGGAGCCGTATGATATCACTAAGGATAAGGTTGCCACTCAGATATTAGAATCCGTCTATAAAAAGACAAAGGGAGAGTTGCACAACTATACCAGAACCACATTAAATCAGAGCAACAAACTCTTTATTAATGTGCTTGATAAGGCATTTTATGAGATATCTACCGGTATGCGATCATACAATGAGGTTATTCAGGAAGCTATTGAGACAGTATCAAAGGAAGGCTGCACGGTGAAATATCCAAGCGGTCATGTGGATAAGCAAGAGGTAGCTGTTCGAAGAGCTGTAATGACAGGAGTAAGTCAAGCATCATCACAGATAACATTGCATAACTGTGAGGTGCTTGATACGGATTATGTGATAATTACGGCACATTCTGGGGCAAGATATTCAGAAACAGACAAGATTGCAAATCATATAGGATGGCAAGGTGGTGTATATAAATTACACGGAGTAAGCAGTGAAAAGTCAGAAAACGTGGATAAAATAATAAAGTACAATCAACAGCGAGGTATACAATTTCAAGGAGATGTTATTCCTAATTTGGAAGAGGAAACAGGATTCCCCAATAATCCATTGGGATTGTGCGGTTATAACTGTCGACATAACATAAGAGCATTTCAGATAGAATATATGGATCCTTATTCTGTGAATCCAGAGATAGACGAAGAGAAAAGCAACAGAGAATATGATCTTATGCAAAAGCAGAGAGCAAGGGAGCGTTCTATTCGTGACACTAGGAGAGAACTAATAGGATTGGATGCAGCCATTGAGAACTGCAAGGATGAAGAGACAAAGTTCAACCTTCAGATGAACTATGACAAGACCGCTAAGAAGTTGGAACGTCAGACAGATGCATATAATCAGTTCTGTGATGAGAATAACTTGACCAGAGATTATAACCGTATGCAGACGGCAAGGTTTGACAGAAATCAGGCATACAAGGCTACCAGAGGGGCGAAGAGGTATTCAAATAGTATTGAAAAAAGCACTAATAATGATATAATGAAAAGAAAGAAAAAAGCTGAAAATGCGATTGAACCTATGCCTAAAAAGCAACTTAGAAAAATAGTGAAAGGATTTGCAAAGCAGGGCGGAAAGATTCAAATGGATGCATATACAGATGAATATTTGAAGTCTAAGAAAGCTGAAGCGATTACATACAATATGAATACAATTTTGTTGCATACTAATTCTGGAAGAGCGGCAGTTTTCGAAGAACTTATACATGCAACGCAATACCGGCAAGGCAAGAATGATGGGTCGTACGTCAGCAGGGTGCTTTGTGAGATAGAAGCGCAGAAGAAATTATTGAAGTATCAAAATGAGTATAAATTAACCAAGCAAGAGGTAAAACAAACGAAATTAGCATTAGATTCATATGAAAAAGAATTGAAATTATATCGAGAGGCAGGTGGTCAACATGATCAAAATAGAGAAGAATAATACAGTTAGAGGATTAGATACATTCTCTATACATGGTGACGTTAAGGATATATCTTGTGGATATAGTTTTGAATATGAAGGATCAAAATATATCGTTGAGTCGGTCGCTATGGTTAAGAATGGTAATAACCGAGTAGGAATTAATGATATAGAGGTTGTTGCTAATAAGATTGATGGTTGACAAAGAAGGTGATTTGTATGGGATTTGGATCATCAACAATATTCAAAAACATGGTTGCAATATTGTGATAGAAATGATAATATAGAGGTGTTAGATGGACATTTGGAAGAAAGATGACGAGGCGAAGTGGTTGCCATGTCCGGTATGCCATCAGCCGAAGATGCTAAAATATAATAGTGAAACCGTATTGAAATCATTTCCGGCATATTGTAAGTGGTGTCGGAAGGAAAGAATAATCAATTTCGATGCGAGAAGAATTAAGTAGAGCCTAAGAGCCGAGTATTAACAAGAATACTGGGTTCTTTTTTATTTGAAAACGTGAGCCGACTGTAGTACCGCTTATAGCGATTGCAGCCGGCTCTTTTTTTCTTCTTACCTCCTTTCAATATGAAAGGCCCGCTGTAAGGTTGCTGACTTAGGAGCAACATCTAATATCCTCCAGGATGTTGTAGCAAGGTTCGAATCCTTGCCAGCGGATTACCGCGCACGGGTTTACAGTGCAATTTTCCACCACTGCTGACGGAGCAGTTAAATAAAACGATGAAGGAGAATAGAACATGCAGAACATTTTAGAGATTTTGAAGGGTATCGGTATTGAGGTACCAAAGGACAAGGCAGACACGCTCAATGAGGAAGTGGCTAAGAATTACAAGACCATTGGCGAACATGACAAGAAGGTCAAGAAGTTAGAGACGGAGCGTGATGGCTACAAGGAACAGCTTGACACCGCAAACGAAACACTCAAAGGTTTTGAGGGAGTAGATGTGGAGGAGATGAACAAGAAGCTGGAGCAGTATAAGACCGAGAAGAAAGAGATGGAAGAGAAGCATAAGCAGGAGATCTACAAGAGAGATTTTGCGGATGCGCTTTCTAAGGCAATGGAAGAGGTCAAATTTACTTCTGAATCTGCCAAGGATTCGGTCATGCGGAAGATTACAGATGCGGATCTGAAGCTGATTGACGGTAAGATTATCGGTCTGAATGATATGATCGCTACGATCAAGGAGAAAGATGCTTCTGCATTTGTAGATGAAGAACAACAGAATCTGGAGAATAATAAGCCACAGTTCACCAGAGGAACACAGGGTAACAAGGAAAAGAAAGGTCATATGACAATGACCGAGTTGTTTAAGATGAAGAATGAGAATCCGGATCTGGATATCTCACAGTACATCGGAAAGGATGAATAATTATGTTATTTGATGCTAAGAACTTCAACGGTGAAGTATTCCAAGCGTATGTTGATCAGATTGATAACCTCAATCGTAATGAGTTGTTAAAATCAAGAGCATTGGTTGAGAAAAGCGAATATGCTGCTATGTTGCCGGATGCAGCAGGGGGTAACTATATCGTAACTCCAATCAAGGCTCGTATTTCCGGTACACCGTCTAACTATGATGGTAAGACAGATATCGGAGTAGAGAGTCGTAAGACTTATACACAGGGGCGCGTGGTAGTTGGACGTTCACAGGGATGGACGGAGAAAGACTTCTCATCTGATATCACAGGCGAGGATTTCTTGCCAGCGGTACAGGAGATTGCAGAGTTCTGGGATGACGTAGATCAGCAGACAATTCTTGCAAGCTTGAAAGGTATTTTTGCTATGACCGGAGCAAAGAACCTGGAATTTGTTAACGGTCACACTTACGATATCTCTGAGAATGAGACGGATAATAAGTTCAGCGAGACAACGCTTAACACAGCTATCCAGAAAGCACTAGGAGATAATAAGTCTAAGTTCAGCCTTGCTATTATGCATTCACAGGTTGCTACGAACTTAGAGAATCTTAAGATTCTTGCGTATGCAAAGTACACGGATTCAGAGGGTATGCAGAGAGATGTAACCCTTGGTACTGTGAATGGCCGTGTCGTATTGATTGACGACAATATGCCTACAGAGGTAGTAGAAGCGGTAGAAGCAAGCGGAACACCGGGTACAGATGGTTACGTTGCAGCACAGGATGCGTATGTGAAGTACACCACATATGTATTCGGTGAGGGTGCTATCGAATACACCAACTGTGGTGCTAAGAAACCTTACTCCATGAGCGAGGATGATAAGACCAACGGTGGCGAGACTACATTGTGGAGCCGTCAGCGTAAGATCTTCGCACCATACGGTATCTCATTTAAGAAGCCTAACTTTATCTCTCCGACAGATGCACAGCTTTCTACCGGTTCTAACTGGGAGTTGGCAAACTCTAATGAGAGCGGTACTGCGGAATACTTCCCACACAAAGCGATTCCGATTGCACGTATCATTACGAGAGGGTAAGGTGAACGGCTATGGCATATGCAGATTATGAGTTTTACACAACTGAATATTTCGGTAATACCATAGCCGAAGCCGAGTTCCCGAAGTGGGCAGATAGAGCGAGCAGACTGGTGGACGTGGTCACACACCGCCGTCTGTTCAATGCTTATCCGAAGGATGAATATACGGATAGACAGATTAAGATGTGTGTATGTGATATGGCTGAGAAGATGGCAGAAGTGGATAAGTACAATAAAGCTTCAGCCATAGATAACTCCGGCAAGTCGCAACTTGTCAAAGCCGTTTCCGCAGGGTCGGAAAGTATCACATATGGTACATCTGAATCAAAGTATGCCGAGTTATCCAAGGATGAGACTAAGGCAAAGGCATATTACCAGTCTATTGTGGTGGAATATCTGCAAGGATTGGCAGATGCAAACGGTATTCATTTGTTGTATGCGGGGGTGTGAGTATGTATAACGATACAGTAACGGTATTCAATTATTATGAGGATAAGAAACAGAGTATCTGTCGGTGGTACCCTACCGTGTTACATGATGTAGAGTTACAGATCAATCATGGTATTACCGTCACAACAGATGGAAATGCCAATGATAACACGGCAAGCCTGCATATTCGGAATGATCTGGATAAGTACCTCAATCCGGTTGCTTTCAAGAAAGCAGAGGACAGGGAGAACCATTTCACATTAGGTCAGAAAGACTTCTTTGTAGAGGGAGAATTGGACTTGATCGTGATAGAGGAAGATGATTACCCGAATGGATTCTTTGAGTATATTAAGTCAGAGTATGACAATGTATTCAAGATCACTACAGTGGAACGCTACAAGGTGATTCCGCATTTTGAGGTAGGTGGTAAGTAATGTCTGATATTCATGTGAAGTCGGCAGATGGACGTATTGATATTCAGATCAGCAGTGATCGTATCATGAATAATGTCAAGGCGGCACAGAATTATTTGGATAATGCGGTGCTGACGGATTGTAACCAATATATCCCCTTCGATAATGGAAAATTAAGGGAAAGTGGTATTCTCAACACCGTTCTGGGTAGTGGTGTAGTACAGTGGAAAACACCGTATGCACACTACCAATATGAGGGTGAGAAGTACATAGATCCTAAATATCATTGTGGAGCATTCTATGTACAGAATGTCGGATATCGCAGCCGAAAGGGTGTGCCGAAAGTGCCAAGCGGAAAACCACTACAATATCACACCGAGGGAACCGGTGATCATTGGTTTGAGACTGCAAAGGCAGCAAATGGAAAAGAATGGATTCAGAATGTTAAGAAGATAGCAGGAGGTAAGTAATGGAAGAAGTAGAGAAACTATCGCAGATTGAAGTCAATAAGATGCTTCGGACTGTATATGAATATGTGAATCAATATGAAGAGTTGAAAGGATTGGAAGTATGCTTTGAGACCTTTGCAGAAGGTACAAGCCTTGCTTTATTCTCTCAACCGGGAGCGCATGTTGTGAAGCGGTTTGTGACAGGTGGTTTTCGTGGATTTCTTCCGTTCTGCCTGGTATATCGTTCGAATCCTACCAATGATAATCAGCGGTTGAAGAAACCGGAGTATTTGAGTGCATTAGCCGGATGGATGGCAGACAGTACCAATTATCCGGATTTAGAGAACATAGAGATTGAAGAGATCGAGCAGACCTCGGTTCCGTATCAGAGTAATACGGATGAATCGGGAGTCTCTGATTATATGGTAACTTTTAATTTATATTACAGAAAGGAAGATTGACATGGCAAAGTTAAAGAGAGAGGCATTGTTACATTACATTGATGCTTCGTTTGGCGGTACTGGTTCGCCACAGTGGTTTCTGATCGGCAAGGATATTGATGATATGTCAGTAGATCTTGGAGTGGATGTAGAGACCAAGAAGAACATTCTCGGTGAGACATCGGTAGATGATAAGGGTTATGAGCCTAAGTTGTCAGCAGATCCATACTATGCGAATCCGACAGATTCCATCTATGCAAAGCTTAAGGATATTGCAATGAACCGAAAGACCGGTTCTGATTGTGAGACCAAGATCCTTGAGGTGCTTGTAGACAAGGATACAGGACCGTATGATGCATGGACAGAAGATGTTGTAGTGAAGCCACAGTCTTACGGTGGTGGAACAGAAGGTGTTGCGATTCCGTTTGACGTAAGTTTCAATGGCAACCGTAAACAGGGAACTGTAACAATTGCGGCTAAGGTTCCAACCTTTACAGAAGGAGAGTAGTAGTATTCGGACGTGGTGAGAGCCATGTCCGATTTTTAAACGGAGGTATATCATGGAAAAGATTGTTATTCAGAGTGGTAAGAAAGTATATCAGATTGTAGATGAGAGAGATAAGGAGTTAGGAGTCATTGAGATTGATCCGGCAGATGTGGGTATTATTAAGCGTGCCGAAGATGCTAAGAAACGGATTATGTTGCAGATCGATAGCGTGAAAGACATAGATACGAAAGCGAAAGACTTTGCAGATAAGGTTAATAAGGCAGATGAAGAGATCAAGGCGGCATTAAATGATATGTTCAATTATGATATCTCTTCTGTAGTGTTTGGCAAGACACACAGTCTGTCTACCCACAAGGGAGTGACATTTGTAGAGCGTTTCTTAGAAGCAGTTACACCGGTGATTGAAAAGGTGTTTGAGGATGAATCAACTGCCATAGCGAATCGTGCGGCAAAGTACACCAAACAGTATCACAACAACAACCGCCGCAAGAAGCGGTATCATAAATGATAGGCGATCTTCCTACCACGTTGAATGTGGCAGGTGTCGATTGCCCTATCCGGTATAGGTTTAAAGACTGCCTTACGATCATGCAGGCATTTGAGGATGATTCTCTTTCCAATGATGAAAAGATCCTGATCATGCTTGACATACTTTATGAAGAGGATGAATTTGGCGAAGATACGATATTGGAAGCTGTTGACAAGGCTATCTGGTTCTTGTCACAGGGGAATACCCAGCCTGTCAAGGAAGAGAAACCATTGTCGCGGCTGGATAAGGATGAACAGTTGATATTTGCCGCCGTCAATGAGGTAGCGCATACAGATATTCGTACAGATGATAATATGCATTATTGGACTTATTTAAGCTACATGCAGGCTATCAGTTCGCATTCGTTGTTTGCGAGTATCGTCCGTATTCGCGAGAAACGGAACAAAGGCTTGAAGCTAGAGCCGGAAGAAAAGAAATTCTATAAGGAACATAAAGAGATGATTGATCTGCAAGATCCTACCGAAGAGGACAAGGCATTTGTAGATTTTATCAATAGCATAACATAGGTTTGAGAGCCATAGAGCCGCTTAGAAAGGAGAGGTTCTATGGCTAATTTTGACGGAACCGTAAAAATCGATACAAAAATAGATCATGGAGGTTTTCTGAAAGGTTTTCAGAAAATGTCTGCACAATCTCAAAAGCTGAAAAATTCTATCAGCGAAACCACACAACAGATTGATAAGTTGCAAAAGGAACTTAATGAGCTGCAGAATGCACCGTTGGAGAGTACCGCTATGACGCGTGCTCAAAAGAATATAGATGCAACGACTCAAAAGATTGTTGATCTGAAAACGGAATTAAATAAGGCAGAAAGTGCACCTGTTGATCATACACAGACTGATAAAATTCAGAAGAACATAGATTTAATTAGTAAGAAGATTAATGAATTAAATAGTAAAATAAGCGAGATGCAGAATGTACCATTAGAAAGTCCGCAGATCACTGCTACATCTGACTCATGGATGGAAGCAGAGGAAAAGTACGACAATCTAATTGCACGGAGAAAGCAATACGAAACGGAATTTGCACAGGGATTTGGTGGTGTAGGATCTGCAATGATTCCAGATCAAGCTAGTTTAGATAGTTTAATGCAGAACGACGCAGAATGGAAAAAAATCTCTGCGGATATTGAAAAGGCAGAATTGGAAGCATCAAAATTCTATCAAAAACTAGAAAATGCTCAATCAGTTGCACAGAGTAAAAAAGATTCAGGAATTTCTAAAGTAAAAGATGATATAGCACAAGCTACGCAGAAATTAGATGTATATAAACAGTCACTTCAGCAAGCAAAAGAAGTTGCTAACAGTAAAAAGCTTTCTGGTCTTATGGAGATACGGGGAGATATTGATAAAGCTGTAAAATCTTTGAAGGTCTATAAGAAAGTTTACGCTGAAGCTAAAGAGGTTGCACAGAAAAAGAGAGACACTGCTATTGATAAGCAAGTCACTTCGATTGAGAAAGCCACAAATAAGTTAGATGTGTACAAAACGAAGATTGCCGAGGTACAGGAGAAAGAGAGTGGTATCGGTAAGAAGATCGATAGTATATCTAACCTTGCGAAGAAAGGCTTTGCCAACATGACAAAGTCCGGCAATAAGAGTAACGGTATGCTTGATAAGTTGAATGGATCTGTATCACGGTTCACTAAGCGTATCTGGGGCGTGCTTTCAAGTGCATTGGTATTTACGGTGCTATCGAAAGCCTTTACCTCTTTACGAGAGAAGATAGCCGCTACAACGAAGCAGAATGCACAGTTTAGTGCAAGTATGGCGGTCATACGAGGGAATGCAAGTTCTGCGTTTAATACGCTGATCACGGCGGCAATGCCCGCTCTTAATTCTCTTATGTCTGTGATAGCAAAGGCAACCACTTATCTGAATACATTTATATCCTTATTGTTCGGTAAGACGGTTAAGAGTGCAAATGCGGCGGCATCTGCTACTAACGGACAGGCTGCAGCATTAGATAAAGCGGGTAAGGCGGCAAAGAAAGCAAGTGAATATCTGAATGCATATGATGAGATGAATGTGCAGGCATCCGACAATGATTCTTCCGGTGGTGGAGGGGGCGGTGGTTCAGATCTGACTTACACCGAGGATGCCGATGTAGAAGGTCAAGTTGCTAAGTATCTTGACCGTATCAAGAAAGCATGGGAAAAGGCTGACTTCACGGAGTTTGGTACGATGCTTGGCAATAAAATCAATGGCGTGTTAGAGAATATTGATTGGAGCGGCATACAGACAGGTGCCACAAAGTTAGGGAAGTCGCTTGCTACATTCCTTAACGGATTTTTCGAGACACCGGGATTGTTCACCAATATAGGCACTACAATAGCAAATGCGCTGAATACAGCGATCAATGCATCTCTTGGATTTGCAGAGAATTTTCATTTTGATTCTGCCGGTAAAGCGGTAGCAGATGCTATCAATGGATTCTTTAAGACGTTTGATGCGACAGGATTAGCGCAGAGTATCCATGTATGGATTCAAGGCGCACTGACATTTGTATCTACCTTACTTAAAAATACTGATTTCACTCAGATTGGTAATAAGATCGGGCAATTTCTAGGAAATCTGGATCTGACGGACTATTTAGATGATATTGCATCCGTTGTATGGGAAGCTATTAAGGGTGGATTTGATCTGTTAAAGGGTATGTTCCAAGAAGCTCCGTTGGAAACTGCTTTGATAACAGCATTTGGCATATTGAAGTTTACAGGCCTTGGAGCAAGTATTGCTGGTAAAATTGGAAAATCAATATCTGATCATTTGACGAATGCGGGGTCTGCTGCATGGTCTGGTTTATCCAGTGTAGGCACCACAATATATACCGCTCTTGGCAAGGCTTGTGCAAGTGCAACAAGTGCCGTTGCTACATTGGCAAGTAAGATTGCCGGTGGAATTACAACAGCAATCGGTAATGTTGGTACATTCTTGACAACAGATATTGCTACCGTATTCTCCGGTGGGGCGGCATCCATTGCAGCGGGATTATTTGCAGCCATTGGAGCAGCAATCGCCGGTTGGAAGATTGGCCAGTTAATCTATGATAAGTTCTCTGAACAAATAGATGACATTGTATTCAAGGTAGGCGATTTCTTTACTAAGACAATTCCACAAGCTCTTAACAATGCCGGAAAAGCGGTAGTAGACATTGCTGTGAATGTAAAAGGGAAAATTGATGATAAGGCACAGGAAGTTAAAGAATGGTTTTCTGATAAGAAGGAGCAGGTTAAGGAGTTTGTAGCTAATGTTAAGGATAATGCTTCTAGTGTTATCAATTCATTAAAAGATAAATGGAATGCTATTCAGAGCAAAACGGCTGATCTTGTAGCAAATGCTTCAGAGTCAACTAAAGGTGCATTGGATAAATTAAAAACTAATTGGGAAGCAATTATGGATAAAGCACCGCAATTGACAGCAACAGCGTTAGAAGGCAAGAATTCTGCATTATCTTCTATAAAATCAGCATGGAAAACTATCCATACAAAATCGGCTAAATTAACTGCCAGTGCTAAAAACAATAATTCAAAAACATTAAAAAGTATTAAATCGGCTTGGAGTAAAATAGAAACAAAATCAGCAGAATTAACCGTTACGTTCAAAGATGCCTTTACGTCAAGAATAAAAGCAGCATGGAACGCTTTGGCAGATGCAATGAACAAAGGTATCGCAAAGATAAATAAAATACCGGGTGTAAATATTCATACTATAAATAAATTTGCTAACGGTGGTTTCCCAGACATGGGGCAGTTGTTTATTGCCCGCGAGCGTGGAGCCGAGATGGTTGGTAACATTGGCGGCAAGACAGCCGTAGCCAATAACGATCAGATTACAACTGCTATTGCGGCAGCCGTAGGACCAGCGGTGTATGATGCCATGATGAGTGCTATGGCGAATGGCGATAGCGGACAGATCAACCTTAACTTAGAGCTTGGCGGTCAGAAGATTACAGACTACGTAATCCAGGATGTTAAGAATCGAACCTTTGCGAGTGGTGGCAGAAATCCGATACTTGTTTAAAGTGGAAAATATGATATAATCAATTTAAAAGTATGAGGGGGTTTTGATATGAAGCGTAATCTATGTATATTTTGTTTTTTACTTATAAGTTTTTTGTGTTCGTTTTCAGTACAAGCTAAATCAAATGTACGGTTGAATATGACTGATATTGTGATAGCAAAGGGAGATTCATGTAATCTTAAGATGGTTGGATCAAAAGGTAATGTAATATGGAAATCTTCTAATAAAAAAATAGTTACAGTATCTAAAGGAAGTGTAAAGGCAAAGAAATGTGGAACTGCTTATATTACTGCTAAAGTATCCGGTAAAAAATATCGGTGTAAAGTTTCTGTTAAGACGTCAAAAAAACTTAATAGTAAATTGATTGATGTGTATAATTGGGCATGTGAAGATATTTGGAATAAGGGGTTTTGTGATATTGGATGGTATGTCAATGAGGGGACGGACTCTTGCGGAGAGCCACTAGATCTTGATAAGACTATTGCAAGACTTAAAAAATCACTGCAAAGCAAAGAAAAGTATAATGATTTCATGAATAAGCTACAGGGAAAAAAGTATAAGAAAATTAAGAAGACTTGGAAGACTATGTACAGGCAAATGGGAAAATTAGAGAACATTATCGATAATGAGAAACCAAGACATAGCAAAGATTATAAGTTTCCTAACGGAACTTTGGGTGATTGTGTATGGACAATGTGGGATGAGATTTACGATTTAAAATAAGCATAGACAAAATTTATACAGTAGTGTAATATATTAGTAGAGCCTTGAGCCAAGAATGTAGAATAAGATTTCTACATCCTTGGCTTTTTTTGCGTTTTTAAGGCTTTTATGGCAATGATAGTGATTGCAACACGAAAGCAGCGGATATCAACTCCTTTCAATTGAGGCTGTTTCATTGCCATACAACAAAAGTGATATGGAAAGGAAGAGAATATGAATAATTTAGCAATCTATGAAAACGAAGAATTTGGAGCAGTGAGAACAGTAACAATTGATGGTGAGCCTTGGCTCTGTTTGGCTGATGTATGTAAGGCTCTTGAAATCACACATGTTACAGATGTCAAGAGCAGATTAAAATCAGATGGGGTCGGTACTAGCGAGGTCATCGACAGTTTAGGAAGAAAGCAGAATGCGACATTTATCAATGAAGCAAATCTGTATAAAGTCATTTTCCAAAGCAGAAAGCCATCTGCTGAGAAATTCACCGATTGGGTAACGACAGAAGTTCTTCCGGCAATCAGAAAGACCGGAACTTATAACTTGCCGGGTACATACAAGGAAGCATTGCAGCAACTTCTTCTGCAGGTAGAAGAGAATGAACGTCTTGCGTTGGAAAATTCAGAAATGAAACCAAAAGCGGAATACTTTGATGATCTGGTAGACAGAAAACTGCTTACGAATTTCCGTGATACAGCAAAGGAGTTAGGTGTAAAGCCTAAGAAGTTCCTTGATTTCCTTGAAGATAAGAGATACATATACAGAGATGCACAAGGGACAATCAAGCCATATTCGGATAAGAATGATGGATTATTTGAACTGAAAGAATACAAGGGCAGATATTCTTCTCATGCCGGACAACAGACGTTGATTACTCCAAGAGGTAGAGAGGTATTCAGATTGCTCTTAAAATAGAGAGGAGAGCAGAGATATGGCAACATATGATGTCTTGTATCTGGGCGGAGTGAAAGTTGCCACTCCGGTAGAGAATGGAATTACGCGAAGCGTTAATAAGACATGGTCGGAGAACTCTGGACGTACAAGTGCCGGAAAAGCAGTTGGCACGATCAAATATATAAAGAAAAAGCTTGAAATCACATGGGGTAAGCTTTCTGCTTCTGAATTGAAGAAGATTGAGGATGTGGCGAACGATAAAGATAAGCCTTTTAAGGAAGTGAAATACCGCGAAGTGGATGGAAAGATGCAAACAATAACCTGTTATTTTGGTGATTCTGTAGCACAGATATACCGGTATCAAGACGGTAAGGCACAGGTCACTGGATATAAAATAAGTGCAATTGAGCAGTAAAGGAGAGTGGAATAATGTTAAAGACTACAGTATCAAAAACAATTAGCGGAACATCTGTAATTGACAATGCGATGGTAGCGAGCATGACAGCAACGATTAGCGAAGAAGGGAACATTTCTATTTCAAAGAATGTGTACAACAAGGATCTCTATAACCAGAACAAAGCTGCTGTTCAGAAAGATATGGCAGATTTTGAGACAGGGATATTCAAGGAGGATGAATAATGAAAAATATTGATATGGTTCAGAATGTCAACAGATTAAATGAATTTGTTGCGAAAGACAAGGTAATGCCAATAGATCTGTCATTTGCTATTTCTTCCAATATTAGCGAAATGACACATAAGTTGGAGCCTTATGAGATGGAGAGAAAGAAGCTTTTAAATAAATCACAGGAAGTAGATGCGGAAAAGCTTCAGGAATTGTTTGATATTGACGTAGATGTAGATGTTCGCAAATTCCCGAAAGAATCACTTCCGGAAGATTTGACCACAAAAGATATTGTGGCATTAAGCTTCATGATTGAGTAACTATAAGAACGAGAGCGCCTAGAGCCATACAGTGAATCAGAATGAGAGATATCTGGTTTACTGTGTGGCTTTTTTATTTATATGAGAAAGGTTTAGCATGAGAACATTCGGAACAGACGTAGACAATTTAATACTTGAAGAATATCATGCCGGTATAAATCGATATAATGTGATTCTTTACCACAATGGCAAGAAGATAGATCCGTATATTAAAAAGCTAACCGTTCATTTTATGGGAAATCCCGTTCCGTTCGGCAATATATCCAAGCACTACTTCGAGTTAAATACTGACTATATGGATTTCTTAGAAAAAGATGAGGTAGAGGTTCGTATTGAGAAGAATAGTGTTGAGATAAAGGTCTGCACCTTTTATATTAAGACGATCAATAAAGGCGAATACATGGCTTCTTATACTGCATTTTCAAGCTTATTGGAGCCGGAGAAGATAGCATTGTATAAGATAGACGAGGATCCGGAATGGCGAGTTGCATGGAATAATAGTGCTAAGACAATCAAGGAGATATTAGATATATTTTTAAAGCCTGCAAATCTGGCTATGGCTGAATATCCTTCTTATGACGGAACATTTGTTTCGTTGCATGCGGATTGGGAGAATATGACACTCTCACAGTTGATATGTGCTTGTGGTATTTTGGAAGGCTGCAATTATGTTCTGATCGGAAATACATTCTATCCGGTACGTCCAAGCAAAGCTGTTGTTAAGTCATATGATATCGGAGAGTGTGTGTATTCAGAAAACTTATGGCAGCGTAAGACAGATCTATGTTGTGGTAAGTTGGATGTCGGAATAAAAGTATGGGAATATGAGAACTACACCAGTGAAGATCCTTTAATGGGTTCCGTGGTTTCTTTTATGGAAAGCAGTATCGAATATAATAATCCGTCAAGTGGTACAGGGGTAATATCTGCTAATTTCCCACTAATTCCAGGAGAGAATAGCAGCAAGATTAAAGAGTATATGATAAGTAAACTTTCACCATTTATCGGAATGGATATGAATAGCTATACTATCGAATATCTAGGTGATGCATTTATTGAACCGGGAGATAAAGTGAAGTTCTATGATGATTCCCGGTTAGTTCAGTTCTACCCAAGTGAAATCATTTGGGAATGGGATGGCGGTCTTAGATGTACTCTAAAATCGGAGATTGTACAGGAATCTGGAACAACAGAGGCGGATGTCTCTTTAAATGAGATAGTCAACGTGATTAATAGCGTTGCCAATACACTTCAGAATGTCCGGTACAATACCGTCACTACTAAGACGTTGGAAGCGGATGCGGCTAATATTGGATTGCTAAAGGCAGAGCAAGCGGATATCAAATATGCGACGATTCAAAGCCTTAATGCTACTGATGCTAAGATTACCGCATTGGACTCGGCTACAATTAAGACGGACGAGTTGTATTCCAAAGTAGCAGATCTTGACTATATCAAATCTGATCATGCAGATATTGCAGTTATTAAAAACACCATGATTACCACGGACACCCTTAAGACGGAGATTGCTAAAATTGGCTATCTGACCACGGATGAAGCAGATATTCGATATTTGACAGTATCTACGGCCAATGCAACATTCTTACATGCTGATATGTCTGACATGGATATAGCCAAGATACAGACGTTATTTGCTACGGCTGGTATTGTTAGCGATATGACTATTAAGGATGGTCATATTACGGGTGTTTTGGATTCCGTGACAGTCAATGCCAATAGTATTACAACCGGGACGTTGTCAGTAGATCGGCTGGTTATTCGCGGTAGTGAGAAATCATTAGTGTATGAACTCAACAATATATCGGGAGCATTGCAGGCTAAAAGTGTAGATACGCTAAATGGTGAGATACTTACGCAACGGACTATTACCGCTGACAAGCTGGTTGCTAAGTCTATTACATCAAATGAGATCAAAACAGGAACTATTACTTCAGACGAGATCAAAACTGGTACAATCACTGCTGCTAATATCAATATGATAGATTTGGTTGGTGACTCTGCTTTTATTAACAGTCTTAAGACTAATACAGTTATTGTCGGTCTACAGAACGATATTAACGGTATTAGTGTTGGTGGTAGGAATTTGTTGATACAAAAGTCACTCACCAATGGTTACATCGATAAAGATAACGGCGTTTACGTCGCTCAATCTGGCAGTGGTAATTGGACTACCGGCAACATAAGCGTGGAGGGATATAATCAAGTTACAGTTAGTTTTTATGAAAATCATAGTGACGTAACAGTTGGAAGTTATATCCATCAATTTACTTCCGATGGGGTTCATGTACGGTCTGATATTTGTGATCTTCGCTCACCTGGAAGTATAACAATACCGATAGCATCTAATACAGCCATTATTCGAGCCACACTTGCTTACTGTAACACACTTAAGTGGAAACTCGAAAAAGGCAACCGCGCTACAGACTGGACACCCGCACCAGAGGATGTAGATAACCTCATATCCGCAGCACAGAGTACAGCAGACAGTGCTAAATCAGTAGCCGATTCTGCGGTTTCTACAATTGGAAAATGGTGCTACAACAATGACATTACCTACATAAATGGTGGTAAGATCTACACCGGAACCGTAACCGCTGACAAGTTGGCTGCTAATTCAGTTACTGCAGATAAGATCTTAGCAGGTGCTATAACCGCAGACAAGTTGGCGGTTGACGCTATCACCTCACGAAATTATGTTAAGGATACCTCCGGAACGAAGATATCTTTGGCTGACGGTAGTTATGATAGTAAGTATACGAAGATCAACAGTGAAGGAAAGATAGAATGTTCAAATATAGCGATTACTGGTGGATCAATTGAATTTAAAGGCTCTACGATAGATGATACGTTAATAGCCCTTATTTACGAAAGTAATGTTTCTGACGAGCCCAATTCACTTTCGGTTTATCCAGCGGGAATAGATATTAAATATTCATCATCAGCCAATATGTCTAGTTATTTTACATCTTATTCATATAGTGGAGTGACTATCGACGCTGGTCCTAAGGCTATTATGACTGCCGATCGCCAAGGGTCTAGTGTTGAACTATATTCCAGCGTAACAAATCGATCTATATTATTGGATGGAGGGTCTGGAACTATAGTGGTTGATGGAGACGTGAGTACATCTAGCGGAATTTCATTAGTGAATCTATGGAATAATGTTTCTACCTATTATCAGCCTTTCGGCTCTTCCGGAGCTAGCCTTAAAAGTGGGCAGAACCTTAACGAGTTTTATTCTGGTGTTATACTAGGGGCAGGAATGGGAAATGCGCCCAATGACGGCTGGTGGTTAATAGTGAGTGGCGGGACTGGTGGTACAGTAACGCAAAGAGCTTATAGTTTATGGGATGGGTTGTGTTATTGGCGTTATTGTGCAGCCGGCAATTGGTCTGGGTGGAATTCCACTATTAACGGTACGGACATTAGCATGTCTGGAAGTATAACTTCTGGACAGATAACGTGTACCAATTTAGCATCAAACTCCGCGGAATCCACCACCAGTAAACCGAATGTTTTCGCATATAATGCAGGACGTCTTATCAGAAGCACCAATACTTCATCCAGACGGTTTAAAGACGATATCAAACCATTGGAAAATGACGATTTGAACCCAGACAAGTTGTACGATATTGGTATATATCAGTTCAAGTATCGACAAGATTATCTTTCAAATCAAAAAGATACACGATACAGAAAGAATCTAATCGGATTTATAGCTGAGGAGATATTTGAAAAGTATCCAATAGCAGCAGACTATGAAATTGACAAAGACGGAAAAGTTGTAGTAAATGCTTGGAACGAACAATATCTTATCCCGGCAATGCTGAAGCTTATTCAGGATCAGCACATGCAACTTATTAACCAAGAAATGAAAATTAAGATTTTGGAAGACAAAGTAATGTTTATGTAAAGGAGAGAATATCATGGTTAAATTACAAATTATCTTCGCTTCGGCGGCAAGTAACAAGTTTATTATGCTCGTTTTATTGGCAATTGTAGGAGATACCTTATTCGGGTGTTTCCGTGCAATCAAGGAGCATAGGTTCAATTCAAATTTTGGCATTGATGGAGCCATCCGGAAAGCAAGTATGGTAGCAGCCATTCTGTTCTTCGTATTCGTGGATTACATAGTGAGAATTAATTTGATCGGATTCATTCCGCAAGAAATCCGGGAATATCTGAAAGTACAGAGTATCGGCATGACGGAGTTCTTTGCACTGCTATTCATTGCGTATGAAGCAGTTAGCATCATTAAGAATATGGTACTGTGTGGGCTTCCGGTGAAGAAAGTATGGTTGTACCTTAAGACATTTCTTAGTAAATACACAGATGAACTTCCAGATAGTGATGAATTAGAAACGGAGGGAAATGCATATGAAGATAAGCACAACAGGATTAAATCTCATTAAGTCATTTGAGGGATGTCGACTTACTGCATACAAATGCCCGGCAGGAGTATGGACGATTGGTTACGGTCATACTGGTAATGTAAAGTCTGGCCAGAAGATCACGCAGGCGAAAGCGGATGCATATCTTAAATCAGATCTTGCTAAGTTTGAGAAGCATGTTGCTTCATATGATAAGAAATACAAATGGACGCAGAATGAGTTTGATGCACTTGTTTCTTTTGCCTACAATGTTGGTTCGATTACGCAGCTTACAGCTAACGGTACCAGAACGAAGAAGCAAATCAGCGAGAAGATTCTTGCGTATGATAAGGCTGCAGGTAAGACATTGGCAGGACTTACTAGACGTAGACAGGCAGAGAAAGCACTCTTTGATAAACCGGTTGCTACAAAGAGTACGAACACATCAAAGAAAAGTACCGCTTTGAAGAAGGGCGACAAAATCCGTATCAAGGCTGGGGCAAAGGATTTGAATACGAAAGGAAAATATGCTACATTCGTATATAAGACGACATACATTATTCATAGCATTAAAGATAAAAAGGTAGTCTTTGGAAACAGATCTGTAATAGTGGGTAAGGTTAAGGTATCAGATTGTTATAAGGTCTGATATATATACTTACACCTTTTTGGCACCGAGGAGTTAGGTCATGAAGAG